ATGTTCGTAGAACTGGTTTATGACAAGCGTAATGTTGAAGGACTCGAAGGGGCCAGCGAGATCATTCTGGCCGAACTGACGAAGCGGGTGCACCAGATTTTCCCCGATGCCGAAGTGAGGGTGAAGCCGATGCAGGGGAATGCGTTAAATAGCGACGCCAGCAAAAGTGATCGGGAAAAACTAAACCGTATGTTGGAGGAAATGTTTGAGGAGGCTGATATGTGACTGGTAAAGGATGAGGCAGTATGGACAGCAACTAGGGAGGCATAATCAGGGTAAGCACCGCTGGATTTGATACCAAATATTCATAATACTCTCTACTATTCTTCGCTTCGGCGATACGGACATGAACAGCCAGCAGCCTGCCGCAGCCCGTTCTTACACGACGTGGCTACGGTTAACCCATAACACGGATCTCGTCAGGCTTTCCGGATCGCGCATCGTTACTGATGCAGGTAATCGTGGACAGAACATTGTTTTCCACAGGTCGGACAGGATAAGCGTATCTTATTAGCGACCTTTGCAGTAACAGTAACTGTCCCTGTGTTTTCATCAAGGGACAACTTCTTCAAGTGCCATGGCCCCGATGAGTGAATTTATGAGCGATAGCGACTTTTCGTCCATGGTCATAACCTCTGAATCTGAAGGAGGTTCATCAATAGATACAATGATGAGCGTTTATTTATAGATATTTGTAATCAGTCCCTGTTAGGTTATCTTAATATAAGAAGATCATTTAATTTTGGACACAGGAAAAGGTGATTGATTATGAATGTTGGACATATCGCTACAAAAAACTTCGCCGCAACTGAAGTGAGCACCTGTAACAGCCAACAGAATACTTCTACGGAGTTGTCCTCCTGCATTATTAATGCAGCTTCAGAATGTACCGCTTTTGTCAGAACGATAATAAAGAAATCGGACAGTTATGATGCTATGCAAATTGATAAGCTTAAAATTGATACGCTGGACAAGCATGATGAAATTAATTCACAAAGAGAACATCACAAAAAATTTCTGCAAGCTATAAAAACAAACGCTTTTGACAGGGCCATGATAGAAAAACCAGAAGACCCAATACCACTGAGTCTTATATATTCCTCCATTGATTCAATAAAATACAACACAGGAAACTGTGCTGATATGTCGTTAATTTTAGGCTCGATTATTGCAAAATACATACCACAAAGGCTAACTGGAATCGGCTTTTCGAAAAATAATATATTTGATGCCAGAATAAACACATCCCTTATGTATAATAGCGTGTCAGGAGGAAATCATGTGGTCGTGCTTCTGACCTTTACTGATTCAAAAAGAATATCGGAGTATATACTTGATCCCTGGCTAGATGCGCGCACTTTCAAAAAGGAAGAGTCATATGAAATTTATAAAAACAATAGAAACAAATATATCAATGAAAATCATTGCTTCGAAGTATACGATAAATACTCTGCTATAATGAATAGCGCTGAATATATAGAAGCTATCGCAAAGACAATAAATAATTTATATGGAGTTAATCTTGATGAAATTCAATTAACCAATCCATTTAAGTTTATATAAATAACTCTTATAACTGATTAATGGAGTGTTATTTTTCCATGAATGGCATCAAAGGCATGTTACTCGCCGGAAATTTTCTGTACAGCTTCCCCTTCCCGTCTTTTGCATTAAGATGGTCCAGTACTTCCATCAGCTTCGCACTACCGGCGCGTGGCGCGTTATCATCGAAAAGGTTGAGTTGCGCTACGCCCTGGCTGAAGAAGTCACCCGGCATCACCCCCTCTTTCTGGTAGCGATGGCCGTCGCGCCAGATTTTATCCAGGCACTTCACAGCCGCATTGATAATATCGCGTGAATCCTGCGCGGGGTGAGAAGCTTCACCGCGGCGCTGTTACCGTAGCAGGGTTCGTTCAGGGCAAAGGGGAATGTTTGACGAATGTTGAAATGAAACGGCAGTACTGGTGTTCGCTGCGGAGTTTCTCTGCCGCGCGTGCAGCATAGATGCAAATGGCTAGGCGCATATCCCCATTCCTTGTCACACCTCATAAGCGAAGAATCAGGCACAGATACTGAAGTAGAAACATTATGTAACATATTGAACAACCTCATTACAAACATTATGTTTACCATCAGTAATCCTAACATTAAATTCAGTGTAACTTAATCTTATCATATTTACTGTACCAAAATTTTTTCAGATATTTTTTGATTCTTATTAATGGAATAATAAAGTGAAACAGAGACAACACAGCTTAATAATTATCATCAGTTTAATGATAGTCTCATATACTGTTAATAAAGTGGTTTTCGCGAGAGACTCATCTATACCATTTCTTTCCACTTTATCTTTTTTATTAATTTCTTTTTATTTATTGAGATGTAGGAATCTGGTACCACGTATTACTGGTTACATCCTTGTATTTTTACTGTCATCTGAAATTTCATACTTCATCGTTTTCAATGAACAGATATCTTTTGACGTTATCAGTTCCATTGTGGAAACAAACCTTATCGAAGCGAAAGGAATGTTTTTAAGTGATGGGATAAAAATTTTTGGAATAGCAATTCTATTAACATTAGCAATAAGTTATGGAATAATTAAGCTTTATAAAAACCAGGATAACTTCAAGTGGATTCCAAAACTATCAATCCTCCTGTATTTATTAATGGCGATAATGATAGTAAATGATTTGCGGCCACAAATAAGCAATATCAAAATGAGCATGAACGAATCGCGCTCAACAATAGGCAAAATTATTAAAAGCTACTTCCCCGCTGTTATAGGTGACGTGGCATATTTCGCCAGTACAATGCTATTGAATGACCGTTACTCGGATACATCATTAATACCAGATTTCAACGAGGCTATAACAGGTAAAGAAGACAACGATAATAATACCATTGTTATCGTAATGGGAGAGTCTTCTCTATTTTCAAGGTATAGCATTTACGGGTATCCTAAGCTGACAAGTCCAGGCTTACAAAAAATATTCACACAACCCAAATCATGCATTGTCAGAAACGTTCATTCCAGTGCCCCTCAAACAAGGGATTCTCTTGCAATGACATTCTCATTCAGTACGCCAGAAAGCGATAATAACCTCTTCAAGAATAAATCCATTATAGAAATGGCAAAAGCTAACGGGTATAAAACCTGGTGGATTGGCTCTCAGGAACTTGAGGGATTATTCAGCTCAAAATATGGATTTATTGCAAGGAAAAGCGACATTGTCAGGCTGACGAATGGACACGATGAACATCTGATACCAATGCTGACTGACGCGCTGGAAGACTCGTCTGCCCCCAAAAAATTTATAATAGTTCACCTGCTCGGCAACCATAAGCCTTATCATAACTACGATGCAGAAGATAAGAAGGCATTACCCGGAGCTGAAGAATACGATTTAACTATTCATAAAACAGACAGAGTTGTTTCTGAATTGTTCAACAATGTAGCAAAATACAGTAACAACTATATATTCCTGTATACCTCAGATCATGGAGAGGTGGTTAATAAAGGTCATGGACTTATGAAAGGTAAGGATCAATGGTACATACCTTTTCTGTATAAATCTACCTATGACAAATTTGATTGTTCGTTCATTGAACAATTCAGAAATAAGGATGGATGGCTGAGTGGTCTTATGAATAAGTATATCCTTTCACGTCTCATTGGTTATACGCTTGATAAAAACATTGTTAATAGTGAAATGAATAACGACAGAGTGAAGGCAGCAAATGAAAAACCCGTCTTATTTAAAGATACAGAGTAAAAAATAAATCTCTCACTTCTTAAAAGCCCGTCGTAATCTACATGCCGGGCTTTTTTATAAATTAAAATATTTATTTGTGCAGTCACAGCGTTTTCATCCTGTGAGAAACGTACGAATTGTTCGCACTTCCCCCAGCTATTTAGGTAAATATATCATCTTAAAGTGAAAAAGATTTAACATAAATTGTTAACAATCATGATGGCATTCCCGGCCAGGTTGGGATTGAAGTATCAACCCTGTTCACCTGTACCCGGTACTTTTTCCATGCCAGAAGAGAAGCTTTTTCTTTATCGGTTGCTTCGTCCAGATCCACTGCATCCTGTAACGGCGCGATTTTTTCAGATGCTATTTGCAGGAGCCTGTTTTTGGTTTCTTCCGCCTGACGAAGCTGCGCTGCTTTTTCAGCCACTTCGTCTTTTACCCAGGCCTTAGCCTTACCATCCCATTTCCGGTATTCACCTCCTGGTGAAACTGATGTGACATTTTCAGGCAGTGGGCCGGGAGCGGAGATATAAACCTGATTGCCGGTTGTTGTGTCGTAAACCGTCTCGCCGCGGTGATCCTCCTGCAGACTCCATGTTTGGGTTTCAGCGTCAAATACAGCAATATGACTGGAGGGAATATCAGGAGGGGCGATATCAGTACAGTTTGCCGGTAATCCAGTGTGCGGCGGGATATATGCATCACCTGCGCCAATAAATTCGTTTGTATCTGAACGAAGATTAAAAATTTTAATTGTCTGCGCCTGTTCGCTCATTTTAAAAGTCATTATGCCAGCCTCACTATGTAGTTAAATGCAATATTTTTAACCGTGGTTTCCGCATTACCGTCTGCGTCCACAATAACGACGTGTCCGTGTGGACCGATATACATGGTGTGCTCATGTCCTCCGATATAAACTGTATGTGCATGGTCGCCAGCGGCCTGTGTCCATGCACCACCTCCAGGCTGAAATGAGGTGTGATTGGAATCTCCCCAGTATGAATTGATATAACCGCCGAACTGGTGAGTATGATTGCCCGTGGTATTGGTCGATTTCGTGCCGTAATCAAAGGATGAGGTAGATTTTGTCCCTAAGTCAGTATCCTGCGCCCGCGCGGTGTGCGAGTGCGATTTATTGCCGTCCATTTCTTGCGACAATACGGCACGTCCACTGATGGGCTTACCCTTTATTGTCCAGCCTCTCATGTCAGGGATAACGCCGGACGGATACGCTATAGCCAGTAACGGGTAAGCAGATTTATCGAAGGACTGCCCATACATAAAAGCATAACCACCATCCGGGAGCATATCAGACGGCCATGCAATCGCCGCCCCTACTGGATACGAATCCGGTGGCGGATTTAGTGAGGTGTAGAACATCGCCCATTCTGACCACTCAGCGTCGGCGGTATCTCGATGGCTGCGAATATATGCGGGCGCAGGAGCACCATTAACCCCACTCCATCCGATTAATATCTCTCCATCACCGGTTCCGGTCAGACGCAAAATATTCCCGTATTGCGTTGGATAACCGTTATTGTAAACCTCGCCCATTATCAGGCCGCTATCGCTGCCCCTTGTCGTACCAGTCAGTGCCGGAAGCGCGCCGCGTGATGCCAGTCTGTTCGCTGCAACAGCCGTACCGTTGGCAGGAAGCGCTCCGATATTTTGTACAAACAGCGGCTTTTCCGGAATATCGCTACCGTTCTGGTCTTTGGCGAGGTATTTAAGATCCGTCTGCTCCTGACTGTAGACCTGAAGGTTATCCCGTGCCGTTCCTTTATTCTGAAGGTCTGACAGATTGTTTTTCTGCCACAGAAACAGCTTCAGGGGATCTGCCAGCAGGTTTACCCATCCTGCGCTGTCGGCGCCTTCCGGATCGGTCAGGTTATCGTCAATGGTATTCAGCCAGACCGCTGTTGTTGAGACTCCGGCGAGAATGGCATCTTTTGCATACCCACCAATGGCCCCGGCGAAATCGGCATTATACGTGTACAAACCACCAGCCTGGACGTACCGTATTGCTGCGGTAATATCGTGCATCAGACCGTTAAAATCCTTGCCGTGTGGCGGTATACCGCCCGCTGAAATCGGGGTCATGGTCACCGGAGGAAAACCCGAATCATACGCCGCGTTACCGCTCTCTTTGGTCTGCTGCGTCGCCTTGTCCGGGATATTATTTTTGTCCCCGGTACTCGCAAAGGGTACTGCCAGTTGACGGGGTTTATCGTTAAGCTTCATTACTGGTCTCCTTTAAAACCACTGAGACATAAACACCCGGCGGGGACGGCAGTGCTCCCGATGACTGGATAATCGCCAGTTCTGCCGACGAGAGAGCAAACTCAAAGATGTAACTCATCCTCAGTCCACCATTATTCAGAACATAAGCCCGGCGGTTTTTTCCGAACATAAACCGCAGCATCCGGTTAATATCCGGCACAGAGCAGTCAGTAATATTCGACATGGCTTTCATCAGTATCAGCCGCCGGTATATCTCATCAGACAGGTCAACGGTCCGGGTAACCGATTTTCCGCTGTAAAACGGTGCCTGATTAAACGGACGCGGGTCATCCATTACCGGGTTGTCCATCCGGGCCTCGCTGAAACCCAGGTAATTAAAATCGTCCTTTACCGTCAGCCGGCGACTGACGCCCACAATCTTTCCCCAGACATCAAGACCGTACTTTTCTGCAGTATCGATGTTCCAGATAAGGTCATAAAAATCATTGATAAAACTGTCGGGGGAAAGCGCTGCGTTAAAGCTGTTAATGAGGGCATTGAGTCGGGGGCTGGCGGCATACTGTGCAAGCACGGTTGCAGCCACATTCTGCACGTTACGCCTCCTGTAGTTTCACACCGATATTCGACACATCCAGAACCGGGATCTCATCTATCCCGAAAGTGACAGCAGTTGTCCATGACGAGCCGTCACGACTCACAGTAAGGCCCAGAATATCGATATTTTCCGGATCGGTTTTGTAAACGCCGGCATAGTAGCGCCCTGCGGAGACAACAGAGGCTACCCTTGCCCGCAGACCACCATCTGTACCGTTAAACGCGGACAACACAGATTGCTGTACCTGTTGGGTAATATCTGAGGGCAGATAGTCACTTTTTTTCAGCGTCACACTGACATGCAGACTGACAGGTTTGAGTGTCTGCCAGGTGATCACGTATTCAGGATACGGCGGATCGTACTCCTTATCCGCAACGGTGAACGTTGTGTCGCCGTTCATATCAATACCCGGCGGAGCCTTACGCCAGATGGCCGCCGCGATATCTGCCGGACTGCCGCCGTACACGCCAACATAAAACGAACCGGGTGTTAACGGATACTGACTGACCCCGGCTTTTTGTTCCGTTTTTTTCGGATTATGGGTGACGTAAACATCCACCACGTTTTCTACCGTAGAGAGTATTTCACCCCGGATGGCTTCCAGAATATTACGGGCATTACGGGCAACTGAATTACGCCGACGATTTTCAAAGTCCGCGCGGGTTTCCTCGTCGCTGCCCGGTACACCTGCACTGGCGTTAGTGACACCTGACCAGCCGGGTATTGCCTTATAAATTTTATTCAGAGTTCCCGCCGGACAGCCGACAGGCCCGGTGGACAAATTCAGGAATACCACATCAACCTGCCCTGATGCGCCGATTGTGGCGTCTGACAGACTGACGTACTTATAGCCGGCCTCATCCTGCGCCATACTGCCCGCCGGAATCAGCGTACCAACCAGCCCGGTACAGGTTGCCGTTACTGTCGTACCTGTAGCCCCGCGTCGCTCCAGGAAATAAATCTTTCCTATTGCATCCTGAAAGCGTCCACTGGAGAAGTCAGGGTTTACCTGGTTAACGATATACAGCAACTGATCGTTTTTATCCGCGATAATGGCACTTTCGCTTGATGCAAGCTGCCCCTGCGGACTGCTCAGACTGGTACTCATTGCGCCGCCCAGCGCACCAGAAAAATCGTTGAGCCTGCCGCTCAGAATATCCGCTTCATCCGGCACGTTCAGCCCGCTGTCCGTAATACGTACAGCGGGTACTGCGGTAGAAAAAGATTTATTTTCACTCATAGCAGTACCGTAAAAATGTCGTTATTGGTATCTGTAATACTCAGCACTCCCGTTACTGTCCGGGCTTTATCAACAATGACCTGGCAAATTGCGGCGCTCACGGTCGGCAGTTTAAGTGCTTCCTGTTGCAGGGTGGCATTCACCAGTTGCGTGCCGGGCCAGTGTCCGAGGATGCGTGACCAGTAAGGTATGCCGGACGTTGAGTCGTACCAGCACTCCCCCAGAAAGGTACTGCACGCACACGCCACATCCTGGGCTACCGCATGGGGATTATCAGTAATGGCAAGATTACCGGTATCATCCAGCAGGATGTCCCATGTTCCGGTGTCGAGAAGAAGCGATCGTGACTGCATATTTTCTCCTGTTTACTGCGGTCCCTGCGTGGTCGAACCGCCGGACTTAACACCACTGTGAACATGGTATCCAAAATCAATACCGCCAATCTGCGCGCCACCGGAAAGTTCAGACTGTCCGGTAACATTAAGCCCCTGGCTGACGGCAGCATCCCCGTTAAGCGCGATTTTTGGAGAGTTAACAGTGAAACTTTTCGAGGCGTTCACGATGCCTTCCGGCGCAGAAATCTCCACTTTCCAGGGGGAAATAACCCGTATCTGGTTGTCAGCAAATTCCACGAACTGTACGGGCGCACCGTTAAGCACACCACCAAGCCAGATGGCATCGGCGTAGTTATGAGTGCGTTTTGATCCCGGCATCGCGGCCTGACGCGTGGCTTTTACCGCACTGATATCCCGGTCGCAGATGCCGAGGAAACCAATATCGCCCACATGTGGCGGCATAATCACCGCATTGCTGCCCCCCTGTAGCCGCCATACGGGAAGGTTATAAATCACCTCATGCTCAACCGGGGAACCGTCTGCTGCAACGCCCATTACCATCGGTCGGACATCAATAAACTCCCCCTCCACCGCCACTACCTGCCCCAGAGTGATAAATACGTGTTTCCCGAGAAACTGCCGCAGCATAAAGTCCTGCGCATTGATTTCGCTGTTTACGTCCGTCGGATTACTGAGTGGTTGTGCCATTATCGTTAAGCCTTGTCATGGTACAGTTGGAGCTCCACGGACCGCCCACGGTTCGCGAGGTAATGGTGTGTATCACTCCGGTTAACTGGTAATCGCCTGTCACGTTAGGTAGTGACGATTCCAGATGGACCCGCCGACCAATGAAAAGATCAGGGCAGAATGTCGTGGTGGCGCTGAGGCCGGTCATGGTATAGACCGGATATCCAATAAGCCCGTGGTCCGGCGAAATATGCACAGCCGGAATATCCAGGGCTTTGTCCTTCGGCCAGATGGTGACTTTCTCCGCGTCCCCCAGATCGATGTTAATATCGGCGGCTGAAGCGGCATCCAGCATTTGTTGTACAAGGTTTCCGGAAAAGTGTGGATTCGACAGGCTGCGACTGACGCCCTGATTTTCAAATTTCAGCCCGGCAGATGACGCCAGAGCACGGATGATATCTGCAACAGGCACATCACCTTTCGCACTGAAATCGGCCGCTGTCTGATTACGCAGGTTGAAACTAACCTGCCCGGTCAGAATAAGGGGTATATCCGGCGCCTGGTTGTAGTCCGCATACGCATCGGTAATATCTCCCTCGAAAATAAGCCGACCACCAGCCCGTACCCGCATTTCATTGGCCGTACTTTGAGCGGGTCGCCACACGCCCCGATAACTCAGGTCGGCCATATGCGCCGGAGACAGCCCCCAGATATACAGGGTTATCTGCGTTCCGGCAGTTCCGCCATAAACCGTGACAGTGGCAAAACATTTAGCTCCTGAAACAGTCAGAATATTGCCCTTACCATTGTCGAACGTCCGCCCGTCTGACAGGGTGAACTCCACGGTAATGTCACGCTGGACATAGCTCATGTCAGCTCCTCAGGCGACAGCCAGTAGAGCCGGTACCGTGAACCAAGCCCCCGCCAGTCGGGATCGTGGTTCCCCTCCGTGTCGGAAAAAAACAGATCGCCCTGAAACGGCAGGTATCCGTACCGGACAATCCGGTTATTGTTCAGGCACAACACGCCATACAGGCACGGTTCACCGTTAACAGTAATATCGATATACATCCCCGTAGTACGCTGATTCAGGCGAATGGTGCAGACCTGAGCACCCAGTGTCACCGTAAACTGCTGGGCTTTGACGGGAGATAAAACAATTTCCAGCATCAGGTGATCCCCCTGTTCGTGACGCTCAGTCTGTCAGCGTCTGACGGTTGTGTCACCGACGCCGTAACTGGCTGAGTTTTAACCGACGCTGCCCCTTTTGCTTTATCGTTGTCCGTGGGAGACTGGTTATCCGTACTTCCCACTGACACCTCTCCTGTATTCATTACCGCCTGGAATACTGCGCTGACCGTCAGTAATGTCGGTCCATTATTACTTCGCGTTCGGTAGTCGTATTTCACCAGGTCGTAGGATGTCCATGTCTTGTCCGGCGTCTCAATATCGTAAAGTCCTGCCGTGGTACGCATCATTTCAAGCGTTTCCAGCACATTCGATCGCGAGGTGGTGGAAAAATTTGTCAGGTTCGGGACGGCCCCGGAAAACGCCGTCCACCCCTCTACAGTGAAAGTCACATGCAGTTCCGGCGGTCGCTGGATTTTATTAAAGGTGGTATAGGCTCCCTGTTCGACGGGGGCGGTGGAAACAGAAGCCTCCGCTCCCACCTCAACGATAACAAAAGAATCCGGGGAGAAAGGCCTCCCGCCCTTCAGGTGAACACCAGCCGGATCATTCCATGCGTAATAAATACCGAATGACGGTGCCAGTACACTGTTAATGAGTCCCAGGACACCGCCGCCACGAACGGCACTCAGTACGTTACTTTCATTGAGCGAAAAGTTATTCAGGGAAAGATTATCCAAAGAGAAATTCATCCTGTTACCCCGCTGGAATAAACTGAAACAAGCGCCGAATTCCTGATACGCCTACGCGCATCATCGGTAATGCCCTTCACATTGTCCGAGGTTGTAGTGACATTCAGCGTCCCGATATGCGTGGTTTCCGTTACGGTGGACTGAGATACAGGCGCCGGATGACGCGACTGTACGGCCATTGCCGCCCCCGGATGGGGCAGATTCGCCAGAACGCGGGGAATATAGTTACGGGTCTCCTCCGGAGCAGCAGCCAGCCCCTTACGCTGAACATTTCCCTCACCCCAGTTGTATGCCGCCAGAGCCTTAGCCAGATCGCCATGAAAAAACCGCAGCAGGCCACCAAGTTTTCTCGCGGCGGCATCAGCGGATTTTGCAGGATCAAAGGCATCGTTTCCCCTCAGACCAAATTCCTTAGCCGTCTGCGGCATGAACTGAAACAGTCCCATCGCACCAGCGCGTGAGACGGCAAACTGATTACCACCGGATTCAGTGATCGCAACACTACGCAGCAGTCCGGTCGGCAGGTTATATTTTGCCTCCAGTTGGGACAGTTTCGGTTGCAGCCAGCCTAACAGGGCCTCCCCGGCCTTCGTCGGACGCGGGCGGTTTTGCATGGCATTACCGAGTTTTTCCTGCGTCGCACGCATACCCTGTAGCCAGGATGCCCCGGAGGCTGCTCCCCTCCCGGTTGCCAGAGAAGCCTGAGTATCCAGCATTCCCTGCTGCCATACTGTAGGTGATTGTGCATGGGTGATGTTGCCAGGCTTTTCTCCGGCATCCAGTTTTGCCTGGTATTCCTCCATCTCTTTCTTATTGAAAAAGAAAGTCCCGTCTGAAGCCCAGAAAAAACCATGCGAATCCAGCCAGTCCTTATTCTTCCTGCCAACGATGGATGTCATTAACCCGTCAACAACCGGGTAAAGCGCCGTTATCGCAAAAAGAAGGCCGCCGGGACCGTTGAGGGCCTTAGTCAGCCCCAGTACCCATGACGCCACTTTCAGCCCGATCAGCGTAATAATGACATTCTGCCAGCCCCCCATTTCTCCGGCAGCCTTATTCACCCAGGAGGCCACTGACTCAACTTTATTCAGAAATGTGGTGATAAACTTGTTCACTTCCTCCGGATGTTGCTGCATCCAGTCACCGAGTTTCTCCAGCCATTTGCTGAATTCCGTGGCATACGGCATCAGTGCCGTACCTATAGTCAGACCAATTGTTGTCCATACCTGGTCCAGTTCTGCAAGGGCTTCCCGCAATTTGCGGGCTTTCCGGATTTTATCGTCGGAGACCTGCGAACGGGATGTAAAGTCATCCACATCCTGAAGAGCATGGCCTGAGCCAAGAAACTGCTGCCCGGCATAACTGAACCCCAGCGCATTACCGTAGGCTGTCTGTTCTGACTTTGTCAGTCGCGGAAAGGCAGACGCCAGCTTGCGCATGATGACTTCGGTACTGTCGGTATTTAAATCAACACTGACACCCGCACGGGCTGCAACCTGAAACAAATCCTGCAACACAGGATCAAAGGACTTTCCGGCTTTGAATGCGGCTTTTGCATCCGTAATCCGGGAAAACGCCCCGGTGATCTCGCCAGCGTCAGCGCCATTCGCCTGCCCTGCGCGTATCCAGCCGTCCAGATGTTTCGCTTTCATGCCAAAGGCATCGGAGGAAATTGACAGCCGGTTAAGATCACCGGCAAACCCCGTGACCAGGCTTTTAATTCCCCCCAGTGTCAGGGTGACGCCTGCCAGCGCCAGTATCTGAGTACGTATGCCGGAAAAAAACGTTGATGCCCGTTTACCTGCTGCCTCCATTCTCTTAGCGGTATTTTCGGCCTTTTTGCCGGTATTCGCGATGGCATCACCGGTTCGCTTCCCCGCCTGTTCCATACTCGCGGCAGTTTTATCAGCGTCAGAGCCTGTTTTCTTCAGGGCCTTACCCGTGCGCTCACCGGCGGCTTCCGTCTCACGTGCAGCTTTATCCGCATCACTGCCTGTTTTCGCCAGGGCATTACTGGCCTGTTTTTGCCCCAGTTCGAAAACATCCGCCACCCGCTCCATTGCGGCGGTCAGTCGGTCCAGTGCAGCGTGCGCAGCCTGTTCCCCGGCGGTAAAGTCCTTACTTTCTATATCCAGTGCCAGAACCAGCTCATCAAGTACCGCTGCCATTCTGTGTCTCCTGCATCACACGTTCGTTATGGGCGTCCACCTGAATAATCTCAAGCAGATCCCATAAGTCCTGCACACCAAGTACGGAATCCAGTTCGACTTTTGAAGCCTTACCGGAGGAGATAACGGTCGCAATGGTGCGGGGAACGTTAACGTAATCCACCACCCCGAACGGTCTGTCGGGGCCGAGATAACGCGGGGGAATATCTAGCTGGCGGCGGGACTGAAAAAATCCACATGCAGTCTGAATACCTCCGCACGTAAATTAAGCCTGGTGGTGATTTCCTCTATATCGTCTTCAATAAGAGGTCGCCGTATACCACGATTTTTCGGATCGGGAACAAACTGTATACATTCCATCATTTCATCCAGCAGTGGACGGGCTTCTTCCGGCGGGATTTTTGACAACGCTTTCAGCCCTTCCAGCGCCAGCGCAGCCATCCCCATACTGCGAACATCATCCGGTAACTCCACGCCGCCACGCCCCATCGCCATAATGGCGCGCATCGCCCACCATTCCGCATGCGAGGCAGACATTTCGGTAAGGTGAAATACCTTGCCGTTATCCCGCCCCTGACCATCAATAGTGATAAATTTCTCTTTACGGGCCATCAGTTAAAAACCTCCGGAGTGATAGTTTCCCACTCGATAACCGCCTGTCCTGGCTGCAATGTACGCGCCGCGTCAGGCAGCGCTTTCCATTGTTTGAGTACGCCATTTACGCAGGTATATTTACGGCCTATCGCCGGAAGCAGCACGACAGCATTACAACGGAAGACAGCCCTGCTGGTCCTGGATGTGGTTGACCAGGTATCAAAAATATCCCGGCTGGGTGAGTCCGGCATGATGTGAAACGTCTGGATAATGTTGCTGTACACAAATCCCGCAGACAGTTTACCGTCAATACCGCGGACGGTTTCCGCCAGTACCAGCGGATCGGTGCCATAAACGTTATCTGCTGCAAATCCCTGAAGTTGTACGCCGGAGGGATACAGGTTATTCACTGTCAGCGTGATAATGGCATCCGCCGCAGTGATGGTGTTGTTATTACCTGACATTTACTGGACCTCCGTGGATGCAATAACAAGTTTCTGGATACTGCCGCCGTCACAGTACCAGAGCGTACAGGACGGGCTGCTACGTGTTGCCCGCAGAGAAGGCAGCATATCGCCGATATACAGGTAGTAGCCGGTGGCAAACAACGTTGAAGAAACATCCTCCCCCACAACATTGTTGATCTGCTTCTTCTGCGCCTCCGTCAGTGTCACCCCCTCACGGATACCGCCCCAGCGTTTGTACTGCTGGATAACGTCACTCATTGATGCCGCAACCAGCGCCCGCCCTTCATTGTTGTAGGGGATAGTCTGGTTTGACTTGAATAACGAGATCACAGATCCCTGCAAATTGGCATTCAGCCAGATTTGCCCGCAGAAGCTGTCCAGCCATTTAAAATCGCCGGTAATGGTGCCATCCGCCCAGTAATCTTCCACCACACTGTTTTCCGCATATTTCCCATAGAAGTTGTAACCTGCGGCTATCAGTGCATCGTAATCGCTGCCACTGGTAACATCAGCGGCCAGCCCTTCATACTCGCGGAACTTGAACGGCACGCGTCCCTCTGGTCGGACAAAATCAAGGCACGCCGCATACCCCAGTACCGCAGCCGCCCGGTTACCATCAGACGCGAAAACCGGTACAACAGCACTGTAGTTATTGACGGTGATTATCTGGTATGCGATATGACTGGTATCCCCTTTTACTTTGGCCTTACCACTGGTTGTCCATGCCACATAAAAGTAACGCTTGCCCTGCCCGTTTGCCCAGGCAGAAAACGCCAGGTGTTGCTCGTCAGTGACTTCAGATACTGTGGAAAATCCCGCCCATTGCTGGGAAGCGTCCTTAATGGCTGCCATCGTGTCAGGTACATCAGATACAGGCGCGCCCTGGGATATCACCGCGCCCGTATTACTGGTCATCTTCAGGGGTTCCGCAGCCGATCCACTGCCGAACGTTATCGTGGTGCTCTCCGGTTTCGCCCCGGCGGCAGTAATGACGAAAGCATTCTGTGTGGTATCGAATACCACTGTTGCCACCGCCGCGGTCAGCGCTGTCTGTAGTGCCGTTGCAGCAGCAGCGAAGCTGGTGACACCGTTAAAATTCACCTCAGCGCTGGCGCTTTTCCCGTTAATACTCAGCGTCAGCGTACCGGAAAGTTTTTGTAGCTGTTCAATAGTCACGCCCTTAAACGAACCACTACGTAACCAGGCCGCCGATGCGGCAAGATTGAAACGGGAAAACAACAATTGTCCCGGCGTTTTAGTGGCATTTTTGAAGCCCTGAAAATAAAGCTGCGCGCGTGCGTACTCATCGGATAATGCACCAAAATACGCGGCCACATCATCCGGGGAGGAAAACGGAACCACACCGCCGACCGGGAGTAGTGGATTTCCGGTCAGCAACAGGCCATTAAGATCGACGGCATTACCCGCCACAGCCAGCACACCGGGATTTATCTGTACATCTTTACTGAGTGGGATTGGCATTATCAGCCTCCGTTGTCCGGGTGATCACGTTGTCAAAAAACATCAGGGGTGTTGTGACCACAGGTTTAATCTGCATCTGAATATCAAGCGTCCGGCGCGGTTCATACTGCTGCTGGCCGTTGACGAACGTGGTATTAAGGGGATCTGAGCAATACAGCGGGGAAATCAGCCCACCTGTCTGCCGGAAAAGCTGCACGGAAAATTCAGACCGGAAAAGCGTTGCCAGCGCCTGCGCGTTATCCGCCGCATGAGGCCCGTAGAAATCAAGCTGGCAACGCCATTTTGTGGTACGGGTGATATGCTGAGAGCCTTCACCGGCCTGTTCCGGCGCAGAGTATGTCACTACCGCAGTGGATAATCCGGTAACATCAATACCTGTCATGGTGATGAAGTCCCCCTGAGGCATCGGGACCCGGTTCTGCTGTGTTCGTTCAATCCCGGCATCAGAAAAAAGCCCCCGGAGATAATCACCGAGGGCCTGATAAAGATCGCTTTCCGTAACGGAGAGGGTCACACCTGAAGACATACAATAACCCTCGTCCAGTCCGGCCAGATTTCCGGTACCTCAACCACCAGCCACGTTTCATCTCCAATGACAAATTTATCGCCACCCTGTTGCCGGGTACGGTTAAGCCCGCACCAGTTACCGTCGGTATACAGTGTGGCGAAAACACCCTGCTGGTTCAGATTGTCGAGATGACGTAAATCCGCCTGGGTGACGGCCTGTTTTTGTACCCTGACGGGAACCGGATCATCATACTCAGGCACGCGGGAATAGTCCGCCTGCTGTGTACTCCCGCGCGAGCGATAAACCAGCGCGTCCGTATAAGGATTTACCCGGCGTACCGCGCCGGAAACAATACCGTGGAGGTTCATTTTTTGCCCCCGTCAACAGAATAATCGACACTGTTCACCATATGACCGGTTTCAATAAGCGGGTTGTTAAAGCCCTTTTGCCGGACAGTGGATGCGGCGTTGGGCGGCCTTTTCCAGTCGCGAATAAACATCTGCAACTGCCCTTTGATATGCTCCCCCATGTACACCAGCGCGGTCGCGGTATCAAAATCATTCGCCCGTAAAAGCGTCGCCATTTTTTCGCCCCATTCGGGGCTTTTATGCTCGATCATCTTACGGAAGAAAGGACGGGGTGGAATGGTGACCGTGTGCTCAGGAATAACCACATCCTGAGCAAAATTATCCTTACCGGCTTTGACAAAGCGGTGCCCGATTTCTCCCGTTTTTTCGTTATAGCGAAAGTGAAGCGTCTGCTCGCGAGCGGGTATAATCGCACTACCGCCCAACTCGTTAATGGCGGCGATATACGCCACCGGCGTACCGTCGGGGTAGGTTGCCCCTTCAAGAAAACCCACTTTGAGGCTTTTGCCCGATTTAAGGTTATCTGCGGCCTGTTTCAGCTTCTGCCGGAACTGTCTGCCGCCCGTAACTTTGTTTACCATCGACGCCCCCTCCCGTATCCCCGGTAATAATGCCCCGGATAACGCGAAGGTGAACCGCCCGGTACATACTCCATTGAACGGTACGGCGCCGTCGCCTGCCAGTAATCAGCGCCGTAAGGTGTCTGGAGATACCACCACGACGCATCGTTACTGCCGCTATTGTCCACGGAGACGGAAACTGAACCCTGCGACGCACTGGTGATACGTCCCACCAGTCCGGCCTGTCCATCTTTCCCGCTCCCCAGTCCCCGCAACGAGCACAGATGCGCAACCAGCAGGAACAAAAGCTGTTCCCGCTCGTTCAGGTCGGTAACCGGACTGTCGTCCGTATTATCCAGGTATAACGTGGTCGCTTTACCAAACATGGCGGCTGCGGAAACCTGACCAACAGCGGAAAACTCCGGGTAAAGGGCCGAAAATGCCTGCCAGTCAAACGTTACCGTACCCATACCGTTTTACTCCTGAGGTTTGTCCATCACTTCATCATCGCGGTTAATGCCCGGAGCCGGATTTTTCTGCGGCAGCGGTTCAAGGCCGGATTTCACGGTTTCCTGCTCCGTAGCCTGCGCGGCAGCGCTGTTCGCCTTATCCTGCGCAAAAATAACGCCGTTTTTCACATATGGTTGCTGGCCGTGCTCCGCCAGCCAGGCTTCCCAGAACGCCTTTTCAACCTGCGTCAGGCCATAACCCCCAACGATTTTAACGGCGTTATTCCGCCAGCCTGCTACCTGTACCCGCTCCGGTCCCACTTCCAGCACCAGACCATTCGGCAATTTGCAGCCCACTGTTACCATTTCAGCCATGACTCACACCCCCAGCATTTGTGCATACGCCAGCGGCTGGCGAATAATCGCCCCCCAGGTACCGGCAGATTTTTTTTGTTTCCAGGCAGATGATTCAGTCACTACCGCATGGGCGCGCATTTTTTCAGTGAAAGAGCAATAGCCTGTATCCTGTTCCCCCAGACGCTCCGCGATAAGCTGTACCAGCTCGCCAGCGTCAGAGGTGTATTCCACCGCCGTTTCAATGGTCATCGCCGGGAAGTTTTTCGCCAGCAGATCGGACACGTTAACCTTGTACTGGTTAGTCTTGGTGAGGTTCACCTCCGCCAGCGGCGACATGCACAGCTTCATTTTGTCGGTACGCTCAATATGGCCGTTAGTCTGTTTCACCAGTTGTTTAAAGAGCTTCACGACATCGTCATACACGCCCTGTCCGTCCTTGTCGTCCCACTTGAGCTTACCGTCCACGGTATCCGGGGTTATCGGTGCGGATAACGACGGGTCATTCAGCAAACCGTAGTTCGCCAGTCCGGCAATACCATAGAAGTAGGACTTATTCTGGAACTTATTCAGCGTCAGTGCCGATGCCACGTTCAGCTCTGCCGCCCAGCCAATACGGGCTGCGCCGTACATATCCAGCTCTCGCTCGCCCCAGCGGGTAAACGTCTGGAAGTGATAGCTCTGGCGCGGTACCCAGTTGACGTTAGACGTCACAATACCGTTGTTGCTGTAATCCCCGTAGGAACTCACCTCCCCGGCAGATTCTGCAATCGGGAACTGTGCCGACAGTGTCGTCCAGTCACCTTTTTTGGTTTCGCCCAGAATCTGAGAGGCTTTCATCGGCGTCACCAGCACGCGGATCAGTTCTGGCTCAACGTAATTGGTGAAATATGCAGGGATACCACTGTTAGCCGCGGTAACCAGTGCAGGCTGCGCGTCCATCGCCAGCCCGTAATCGGCGGCGTATTCCGGGGGCAAATAAGCCTGCGCACCGGGAAGGATAATCCCGTAGTCGCGGCTTACCGTCGCATAATGCTGTTTAAATTTATTCATCATTTGCTCCAGGTGCTGATCTTAATAACTTCTTTCGCCGCCGCAGCGCTGGCAACGGAAAACCCGGTTTCGACAAAACCCGCCATCGTGGCGCCTGCCGCCCCTGTGGCTATCTCCCCGGTGGTCAGGGAGGCAAAAACTTTCTGCCCGACTGTCGCAGCGGTGGTGGTCAGCGCCCAGAAGTCCCCCGATACCATCAGGGTACATTCACGTCCCGGGTAAATAGTGTTCGAGTCGCCAGTCAGCCATTCCACAACAGAAGCCTGCCCGTCGCGCGGAACAAAACCCGCCGGCGCACCGGTTCCCTTATTGGCGGCAACGCCTTTGGTTACCCAGGCAAACCGGGCAATAACCAGTCCGTCAGGGCCGGTAATCAGCGCGCCTTCTCCCGCCACATACGAGGCGTGAGGGTTATCACTGGCAAATGCCCCCGGAATCCCCGGTGCCGGGTACTGGTTCATGTGTGTCTGAAAAGTATTCATATCAGTAACCTCGTTTCAGTTTTGCACCGGGGAAATCTGCCGCAAACGTCGATGCGCTGGCCTGGTCCATCGCAACACGCGGACCTTTAGCCGTCTGTTTCTGCTCAACGGCAAACTTCACCATGCTGCGGTACGCGCTGGGGTGAATGCCCTGGATATCGATCCCCGTCTGCTCCAGCGCGGTACGGTAAACCTCTTCGGCGCAGTCCATCGCCACCACATCGCCAATCAGCGGCCGCACCTCGGTTTCAGCCACACGAACGGCGCGGAAATTTTCAGCAGCCCGTTTCGTTGCCTGGTCAGTTGCCAGCCTGATTGCCGCATCCATCGCGGGTTTATCGACTTTCACATCGTCGGGTTTCACATCAGCCTCTTTTATTTCGGGGTCTTCGTCAGTTGCCGGAGCCAGTGCGGATTTAATTTTTTCCAGCACATCATCAGGAACTTTGCCGGACAGCAACGCCAGTACACTTTCCATCGGGCTGTCGGTATCAAATGCCTTCGGCTCGTCAGTTAACCCGGTATCATCGTCCCCGGCCAGCTCCGGCACGGCTTCTGCTGATTCCATCAGTTGCGCCAGCTCCGCCGGTTCAATATCCATATCCTGTGCCAGCCGTTCGCTGTAAGCAGTTTTTACCGCGCTGGCGATAGCTGCCGGGCGCTTATGCTGCGCCATCAGGCGTAACAAATCCCTGGGAGCCGCATCCTGTGCCAGACGCGGCGCAAGATAGGTTCCCAGCGCGGTAAGCACCGCCACTTCTTTTTTACTCAGTTTCATGCGTTTTAGCTCCTGAGGGAGAGAGTCCATAACAAGACAGTCCGGCCCCGCCCGGCCATCGCCGACCAGCGCCACATGATTTCCCACGATATTCCGCATAACGCCGTCATACGGTTCACCGTCGGGGGTGGTTCCCGGCGTCATATCTGCCACATAGGCATATGACGATGAGATTTCCCGTTGTTCATCCGTTTCTATCCCCGCGATGGCGGAGTTGTCCCAGATGGACATGCCGTTAACCAGATAGGTACCGTCAAACTCGCTGTTGGCATGAGTCGTCCCCACCCGGTACTCGCGCGCGGGCGCGCCCGGATAATCGGGTTTGTGTCGGCACAGGACGGGAATATTGTTGAAGGTTGAAACTGCCTTGCGCAGTTCATCGGGGTCACGGTAAAGCTGATAAAGTTTTTGAGGGTCGAGTCCCAGCGCTTCCGCCCCCGGTATTTCATGCCCGAAATAACCGCAGACGTTCGCCTTGCTGAGATTACTGCGCTCAATCTGGAGGCGACCTACTTTATCGAACTGCCTTACCGATGCCCGGTCAAACGCCAGCATTTCGGTAATAATCATCTTTTCTCCAGTCCGGGAATAACGGCCTCCCAGCCGCACTTGCAGTTGATTTCTTCGCCCGGCAGTACCCACTTACCATCCAGAAACATCCCCTTTCGCAGATCAAACCGTTTACCGTTCGCCTTCACATGCGACGGGCGCCATGTTTTACCCGCGCGGGAATGCCGCCAGATACCTTCAGTGATGCCCACCGAGCGTTGTCTGGCCGACTGCATTACCGAGGTCGCTTTATTGTTCTGGTCGCGGGCAATCAGCGCCACGCGCCGTCGTGTGATGCCGTAGCGTTTTTCCAGTTCATCGGTCAGAGTTTTCAGGTCACGCCCCCGGCCAACAGACTGCATGACCAGTGTTTCCACCTGGGTGAGATGTTGCTGCGGGATGGAGCGAATGAGGTTCACATTCTCCGTGATGCTGGCCTGAAGTGCGGTGTTCATCTCCGCTGTCATACGGAAAGGAACCGTAAACCCGGCATCACGGAGCGCAGTGGACAGTGACGCATCGCTGTTTTTCAGAACATCACCGGCAAACCGCCTCGCCAGCCGCAGGGCCATTTCGTCAAACTTTTTCTGCCAGCGCCTGGCAAGTTGTTGCATGGCTCCACGCATCAGGTTAACGGGGGACGCATCCTGCGCGAGGTCTGTTTTACGGTACTCAGCCCGCAGCCAGTAAAGCACGCTGTTGTGCATCTCACTGACGGCATTATCCAGTTGTCTGCGGTACCAGGCCTCAATCCCCGCGTTGGGTGAAATCCGTCTCAGGGTCTGCGTTCGGGTCTTGCGGCGGATTTTCTTCGGTGTCGTCAATTTCGATTTCTCCGCTCAGGTCAATACCGCTGTACGGGCTGTCCGGTGCAGTAGCCAGCCGTTCGCGTACCTCGTTATTGGTCACCGCTCCGGCGCTCTCGTAAATCTGATCTGTTTCCGCTTCAGTTTTACGGATATTCGCCAGTTGCTCGCGCGTCAGTTCATGCAGGGGTTCAAATTCAAAAGTGATATCAGGATCGATATCGCCGAACTCAGACAACTGAATAATATCCAGTACCTTTTTCAGCGGTTTCTTCAGAAGACGAGTGGCAAGTGCAGCGATGGTGTCGTAAAACACACGGATTTCACCCTCACTCGATGCGTTCAGTCCCGTAGGACTCAATCCGGCGAATTTTACTGACGGTATGGCACTGACAAAGAACATGTGTTCCTGTGCCTGCGCCTGAAGGGTGTCGAGGCCGCTCAGAGGGGTGTTGAACTGGAAAAACTCTTCTTTCTGCTTGTCCAGCATCAACAACCCGCGGTTATCACGGGTACGGTTAAACAGCTCCGCGCGTTTTGCGTAATTCGGGTCCCTTTTCCCCGTTAACGCCTGGCTCATGTCCGTCATGATCCCGCTCAGCGAAAACGAATGCAGCATATCGCCCACGCTGTCGCGTGTACGCAGCCAGTTGTTGACGTAGGGTTCGGCAATCTGAACCAGTGACAGGCCGCCAAAGTTATAGGCCGGCTTCAGCATGTCCGGAACCGGGCGGGAAATCAGATCAATCATGCGGCTGGCGTGAACCGTTTTTCCCATTACGTACCATTCGGACGGACGGTAAAAATCATCACTCAGCGGATTATCCGCGTTATACATACCCGGATACGTCCAGACGGGTTCAATAACACGAAGCCCCAGCAGAGAACCTTTCGGGATTTTTTTGTCTGAAATAAACAGCCTGGACTCCAGCTCCGCCGGGTCAGTCCAGGCCGACATACCCGATGGCGAACGCACATCGATATAAATTTGCCCCCGCCCGAAAAAGCCGTCGTGCTCAACCGCCAGTCTGAAGGCATCCCGTATGTTATAGCGCTCCAGTGCATCAGTAAGCTGCGCTATGCGCGGCGCGCGGCTGTCGTCCCCTTCCCCGACCGCCTTAACCTTTATCCATTTGCGGGTCATCTCCTCGGCAATCACACTGACCATGCGCCGGTACTCTGGTAACTGCGCCTGAAGTGCCAGATACGGATAGCCCGGAAATCCTCCGTACACAAAATCAGGATACTGGCTGTTCAGTGTATCGTAGGGAGTCGAGTCCATTGCCAGTACAGCATTGCGTATGTCTTCGGGAATGACTCCCGGCGGTGGCTCATGGCGAACAAATTCACGCTGCGGTTTTTGTCCGGCCTCAGCAACCACCTCATCGCTGATCGTCATCGGATGTGGTTCAGGCGGACTTTCTGGCGGTGTCACCGTTTTTTTACGTTTAAAAAGCCACATCAAATCCACTCCATAAAATCATCAGAAATTACGACGGGCATTTCCATCGGGGCATAAGCAATCATCACTGAGTCTGCCAGGTTAGGAGATTTCGTCCCGTCAGGTTGCTTATCAACAAGAATTTTTCCGACGGCATTTTTCGACCAGGTGGGTTGTGACAGTTCCATCAAAAGCCTGTCTTTATTTTCCATCGTGCTGCTGATGGAAATAATCTCATCCGGGTCATACTCCATGCCCTTTAGCGCACGAAATGTATTGCGGAATAATTTGCGAAGATGCCACCAGCCCTGAGCTTTGGCATTGGCGAAAAAGTCCTTATTTAGACGTGCCGGTTTGCCGTTATCACCGGGAACAGCTTCATTTTCAGGATAAAAAACGCTTCCACTTCCCCGGAATGGTGTGGCAGTAATTTGATCTGTCCCCTCAGCTTCCCGCAGTTCGTTGATAGCGCGTGCATCACCACGAACGCCAGCGCCTAACCCGTCCTCGTCAAAGCGGAACTCATCGGCGCCAAAGTCATCGCACAGGCCGAAGACCTTAACCACGGAGTCATAGATGTCACTACCCTTACCCGACCATTCCTGGACATCACGCAACAGGAAGCCGTAACGAAGGGAACAGGCGTTTTTATCCCGCCCCTCGTCGGCGACATCCATTGCACCGAGCCGTTGACCGCTGGGCTGAATCCCCAGTTTGATATGTGCGTCAACCGCAGCCTGTACCCATTCTGATGGGATCAGGATACCCTCTGCCGATGCCTGGTAATTAAGATCCAGCTCCTGAGCAACGATGATCGGGTTATCAATTTTCTCGCACTCCTTGCGGTACCACTCATCATCCTTACGCGGGTCGCTACGCCAGTGAAACGTAAACACAGGGATTTTTCCGCTGTGCCGCTTCTGCGCAAAGGGGTTATTCATGCCATTAACCGATGAGAGATCGATACGGCAACGAGTTGTCTGGGAAAGCGCGGCATCAATAAGTAATGGCCGCTGGAGAAAGGCGGCCTCATCCACAAAATAAAGCGTAGTACGGTCACCGCGCCCGATATTATCGCCAGCTTCTCCTTTAATTACCGCGCCAGTGTCAGGAAACTCCACGCTCATAAAACGTGAATGCTTTCTCTCGTCCCAGCCCCCCCGAAACTCAGCAGGAAGAGTTGCTATAAATTTGCGTACTTTCCAGAACAGCGCTTTTGGATCAACCGTGCTATCGACATACTCCTCTTTACGGGAACCAAACCCTATAACCATTTCACGGTTAAACAGACATAACGCACTGGCCAGACCGACAGATGTCCAGCTCAACCCCATTTCGCGGCTTTTTTCAGTCAGACCATTCTCATGGTTACGCGAGCGTTCCATAATCCAGTCGATCCATTCCTCTTGCCGTGGAAACAGCAAAAAAGGAATGGTGACCGGAAGGCCATAATCGAGATTCCGCGGGTCAGTAGTCATGCCCCAGTCGATGATGAACTGCGCCGGGTTTGTACGGTAAAACTGCCTGAGAGCAGGGAGAGTTTCGGGAGCCTTCCTGATACGTTGCAGACGCTCCATTCGCCATTCGAAAACCTGAACATAATCAGGATTTTTAAAGTCAAAGGGGAATGGTAAAGGCATAATCAACTCATCATTTTTTTGTACAATTCCGCTGCCTGATCAGTTGTCAGATCAGTATTTTTTCCTGGTAGAGGCGTTTTTTCTGGTTCACTGGTAGTACCTATACTCCAGGCTTCTCTCTCCAGGCCGATCAGCGTTTTCAGACTGTCGCTCAGGTCTTTCAGAGATTTCACACGGGAAGGCAGACTGATGACTTTTTGATAAGTTTCATTGAGCCGGTCGCGGCCTTTATCGTCAGGATCGAACATGATGTTACCCAGTTGCTCCAGCGCCCCCACATCAGCACACTGCGCACCAAGTTCATCAAAAAGCGTGTTTGTGAGTTCCCGGGCCCGGCGAATATCGCCCCGGTGTTCCATGCGTACCGAGGCTATTACCTCCGCTGTGGCTTCTATCAGTACGCGTTCTGTAAGTTCCGTTTTGGTGCGTACCGTTTTGCGTACTTCCTGTTTGCGTACCAGATCGTCAGCCTTTTGCTGAATCCTGGCGTTAAGATCACGGGACCAGTCATCACGCTTTGCGCGCTTGCGGATAGCACCTTCACTAATACCATGATGTGACGCAATTTCACGGAGGGACATCACTCCGGCCCGGTATGCCGTCTCGATGGCCTCCCAGTCCGGTTTTGCCATTTTAACCCTCAGTTTCTTGAAAACTATTTAATCAGATGTATCTTTGATAACGCAGTATCAACGCTCTATTAATTCAAGGAATTTAGAATGAAATACTCACAGCAAGAAAAACTACAGATCATGATGCTCAGTGATATTCACCGAGCATTAGAAATTGAAAACTCATTTGATCCTGACCTCATTGACGAAGCAGTCAGCACGGATAACTACTGGGCTTTATCCTGGGAATACCCAAGCCTTCAAGATGAAGACGAGGAGACCCCTTGGGAGGTCAAACTATTCGTTGATACCTATGATATGTATGACATTCTCCAATACACATACGAACGTTTCAGTGCGGAAGATAAAGCAGAGGTTGCAGAATCTATTCGTAATTTCGATGAGAAATTCTCACTCACATTCCCTGGGTTTGACGGTAACAACGAGTCAAAGTTTCTTTTGATTGGTAGTTTATTGAAACGGATGGGACGGTTTAGCGGCAAAGACGATCTCACTCGGAACTCTCACATGCCCTCTGTTGCAATTTACCAACGTATGCTTGAAGTTTTCCTTCCAGCTCGAGCTAAAAATTGGATTCACAATGTGGGCATAACTAAACAAGATTTTATCGATACACTCAACGCGAGAGTGCATCCAGAAAATCGTTAAGAGTTAATGCCCGTAAATGCGGGCATTATTCATCATGGAGCCCTATTACTTTGTCGTAGGTACGTTCGCATGTGCTTCCGGCGACATAACGCTCATCAGCCTCTTTTGCGAACTTTCCCGCCAGATCGTCAGCTTCGCCAAGTAACTGGGCGAGCAGTGTTCCGGTCTCGGCTTTCCCTGGCTTGCTGCGGCAAGAGCGGAAAGCCTGCCGGTTCACTTCCTGCGAGCTACCGTTGTACTGCTGCGAGCTGCTGTTGCAGCCCCTCACTGAAGGGCTGCTGTAATGCCTGATCTCACCTACTGCATAACCGTATTATCAGCATCACTACCGAGAATATCGGTCAATGCGGTATCGACAGCGGCGTCAATCTGCTGATCCAGAGTGGATTTAATCTGCGTTTTAACTGCGATGGTAACGGCGTCTGATTTGAGGGCGTTTTTCACCATGTCGTCGGTGACGATATCTTTCATATCCGGCATTTCTCTTTGCTCCGTATGGACGAGGCTTTTCAGCCATTGAGTTATTTTCATGAGGTGTACCAGTTTTTAGCGTCTGGTTACGTTTTTGAGATGTACGAAAACTGGCTTATATCAGTACGATAAAAACGCGATGTGGTAGTACGCAGACCCAGAGACATTGTCATGTTTATGCATTTCTGAAACTCCCCCGCAGGTAAGCTCCTTTTCCCTCCTGCGGGGATTTTTTTATCTGCACTGCGTGCGAACGTACTCCTGCAAATACTTCAGTTTTTCCTGGTCGCTGATGATCCCGGCGCGGATATTGAGAACGTTTTGTCCAGCACCTGGAGAGAGTTCGACGGTGGCAGCATTGCCCACGCGGCTGGTGCTGGCGGTTTCGGTCCGGGTGGGCACTGAACATCGCCCTTCGACGCGCACCCGGCCACCAGCAGCAAGGCGGCGCTGCAAATCAGTATTCCTGGTCTGTACATCAGCTAATTCCTTCGTATATTTTGCATCGAGGGCGGCAACGTCACGCTGGCGCGTTTGCATATCGCTGATAGTCTCGTTCGCCAGCTTCAGGTTGTGAGTGGCGGTGTCCCGCTGCTGCCGGAACCGTACCGCGTTACTGTGGTAATGGTCTGTTGCCCATGCCAGTACCGCGACCACAATCAACAATGAGGCTATTACGCCCGTGGTTATACGGTTCATTTCAGCCCCCACGTACACACCTCGTGCTCGATCTCGCGACGCGTTACCAGCCCTTTCCACTGCTTACCACCTGCATACGTCCAGCGTTTAAGCTCGTTGCAGGCTCCGGCCAGATCACCAGCGTTGAGTTTTTTCAGCAGGGTTGACCTGGCAAACGCGCCAGTACCAACGTTGTACGCAAAGGAGTAGAGCGCAGCTCTTTCGCTGTTCGGGATACTGGCCTTAATCAGTGGATCAATGCGGGCTGCGACCAGTGCAAGGTCTTTATTCAGCAGAGCATCACACTCCGCATCGGTATAGTGCTTGCCAGGTACAATGTCTTTTCCCGTATGTCCATCACATACGGTAAGTACGCCAGCCACATCTCGATAGGGTTCGTGGCGCCTGCCTTCCAGACCGCCATTACCGCCAATCATCGCCGCCGCTATCACCATTGCACTCGCGCCACCAGCCAGAAGGGCCTTAACTTTTGTCCTGAGCGCCATTATTGCCCTCCGGCATTTCAGATACCGCCAGCATTTTTAACGTGCTGTCATGGTCGTTTTTTTCCAGAATCCGGGCGATTAGCCTGTTACGCTCTTCCATCGCGGCAGCCTGTCTTGCCTGAGCCTGCTCTGATTTCTTTTTGTAATGCTTATTAACCAGAAACGTACCAATACCCAGAACAATACCTATCAGCGCGCCATAGTCGTTTAACGTCCACTGGGCGCATATGCCGCTGATTAATGCCCAGATGTAGGCCAGCCATGTCGTATGTTTATCCATTGTCATAACTTCCCCTGTCCGGGAAATGGACTACCCGGATGTCGGGTAAGTGGAAAAAGAAAGGCCGCGCAATAGCGCAGCCTTGTGATGGGTGCGGGAGCCAATCCCCGCTACGTGGCAGTGGTATACAGAAAATCAGGGGTATGATTTACGCAGCTAATATTTCAAGCCGTCTTCCAAGCGCCGCCAGCGCGTTCTATATCTAAGCTGGTGGTTCTAACGGTCCCGCCAGAATCTCAGCCTCTCCGTTGTGACAAATGTCATCGCCCTGCGTCAGATGCCAGACACCAATAATAGTCTGACCAGTTTCCAGGTCCTCGGTTACGCCGTGGGTGTAGTAAGCAACCTGAACCCTGCCGTTGTGCTGTATCCAGTAGAAGCCTTCTTTCATTCTAATCTCTCCTCTTCTTAAGAGGAGTTTAGCTATTGGGATTGCAGGTTGGCGTTAGAAATACTAAATCATCAATGAAGTATTTCTCTGGTCCGCCATCGAGGATTCGAACCCCGAACCACAGAGGTAGAAGCTCCGTGCTCTTTCCAGTTGAGCTAATGGCGGAAAAAATTGACCAGTGAAGTCCACTGGTCATGGGTCATGCAGTTGTCTCTGCGAAACGGGTGTATCCCCACCCAGTGTTTTCAGTATCGAGAGCATTATCAAATGCCATATTAACTATAGCATCGCAGAAAAAAGTCATACTGATAATTCCCAATGACGCACTTCTGAAAGGCTCTATGGTTGTATTGCGTTGTACATAGCGCAAAAAATACCGATTGGCAGACTTAGAAATGGAAAACCCCGCACGATGGCGAGGCTTGAATTTGTTTGGTCGACGATTGAAGCTATGGCGACGATATCAGATTTACATAAAATATAGCCGTTTTAATCCAGTTTTGCAATCACCACGTCGCCAGCTTCTCAGCAAGCAAATCCCTTTTAATGACTATCCAGCCGCTATCGCGTAATCCGCTCAATATCTGCTCTACTTTTCCAACGAACATGTCTGGACCAACCTGCCGAATGTCTTTGACGTTACCATCGCGGATCTTAATCAGAAGGTCGATGTTAAGCATGTCGACGGCAGGCTGAACCTGGCGTGTTGGCGATGGTAGTGTCTGACTGAAATAGCAATCCTCCAGTTTTTCGAACACCTCCCAAGCCTGATCTGTTTCGAGCATCTTGGCGTGGCGGGCAGCGCCGCGTTCTGTCCAGAGGATTAGGGAACGGGCATTTTTACCAACTAACCCGATTGTTTCGGGTCTGTTCTTGAACTCGCGTAATTCGTTTTTTTCAATTTTAAAAAAATGCTTTCCTACAACGAATCGCGTGGTGTTGTTCAGAAAGTTATCAGAAATGTTTTTGATTTTTGTGCCGTATAAGTGCGCCAAAAGTTCGGTAGTAATAACGGGAATTTGGTTATGGGTAATCGGGGAAAGAGTTTCGACAGAGATTTGAGTGGTCATAATGACGCCCTCCGGTGATTGTTTTGTTTATCACCACCGCCGACGCCAATCGGATTGGGTGGTGAGACGTACAGGGTTGGCGTAACCGGATCACCGACCGGCGAGCCTTTCGGCTCCCCCATACGCCCCACCATAATTCAGATGCGCGTATACAAACGACAATAAAAAACACGCTCGCGGCGTGTCTCTGTCGCGGTGAAATTCCGGGACGCCAATCCCGACGCCAGATTTTGCTGGCGTACTGGGAATATAGCCCCGGATAACTGTTTGTGTCAATTAAGTGCGTATAGGTTGAAAGCCACCTGTTCCGAACGCGACTCCGATACACTCAAAAGAGACGCCTGATCAAGACGCAGAAATATCGCGCGCATGGTCAGCCAGTGTCTGGTGAAGGTTTCTGACCAGTTCTTTTCGCTAACGCCTACCAGTCCCGCTAACTCTTTATATTGATAAACCTCACGCCCGGCTAATTCAGATTTGACATCCTGTGCCGCCAGCCAGATTAATGCCCGGAGTCGTTCCTGTGTTTTACCGGCCATCTTCTTTCCGTCGAGTTGCGCCGCAAACGCACTCCAGCCCCACTGTGTTATCTCGAGCTGGTGTTCCCAGCAGGTATTCTCACTGTAATTCCACAACAACCACGCCTTGTAGTGTTCATCGAGTGAAAGAACCGCCCGGCGCCATGAGGCAGTGGAATATTCCACAGGCTTCACCAGCGGGATAGCGCTTCCTTTCGCCAGCGACTGCTTGCCGGGGATTGGCGGGTTATTTAACGTTATCCAGCTTTCTGTTTCCTCGTCCCAGATACGCTGTTTTTTTCGGGGATAGTTTTTCGTGTCGAATTGCGCGTTCTCCAGCCAGGCCAAAAGCTGCCCTTTAGTCTCCCCGCTTAAATCGGCTGTCGCTATCATTAGCTGTTCACGTACATACTGGAGGTATAGAGCGTTCATTGAGTAAATCCTGTGAACTGATAAATACGAACAAAATTGCGCAGGATGCGGTAGTCCACCAGCACCGAACCCGGACGACGGTAAATACGGAGGCGTTGCCAGCGCATGCGGAGTATCTCGATCAGTTCTGGTTTCATGCTGCATGTTCCTGTCGACGTTCGCGGCGCTTCTCCAGCGCCCGGGCTTTGCGGGTGAATATGGATTTGATGCGTTTCAGGTACGGGATATCGAAACGGCGTGGCGCATTATCTGATTCAAGACGCTCCACCCTTTCCAGGCCTATACGCCTGATGAGGCGTATTCGGTATTCGACCGCATTACCGCTTAACTGCCGGTTGCAGCGCGTGCAGGCCGAATGAACGTTGAATACGTTGAATTTGAGATGTGAGGCGGCACCGCGCGAGCGGTAATGGCTTGCATCGATGGCGCTTCCGGTCAGGAAATTGCTTTTACCAACCAGCGGCGCATCGCAGCTAATGCAGGGTTTACCTTCATCCCGTATCCTGATGTAACGGTTAAAGGCGGCCTGCGCCTCTTTATCCCACTGAGCTTTAGTTTTGAACGACTCACGCTTAGCCTGGCGGCGCTGGCGTTCGGCTTTATCCGCCTGGTGTTTCTCCCTGATACGCCTGGCTGCGGCTTTAATCTTTTCTTTGGCACGCAGTTCCAGGGCATAGATAGCGCCATGTTCAGGACAGCACCAGACAACGTTGCTGTAAGCAGGATGAAACCATTCCCGGCAAACTTTGCACTTACGGCGCGGTAATTTAGCCATGTTCACCCCCAGACCTTTTGGCGTAAGGATTTTGGCGTCCGCACCCGGTGTGCATATTCAGGTAATTTCGCGCTGACAGTCCAGGTAATGAAGTCAGGGTTCAGGCTCTTTTCTGTCCTTACGCCCCGCTTCTGATAATCCGATACCAGCGTGTCGGCCTGCTCGGTTGTGCAGTCGTGATGATGGAACCAGGAGTATTTCATCGCCATCACCCCGCAAAGCTCATGAGCTGGGCGGCAGCGTTCTCGGCCTCGCGCTGAGTACGGAATGTACGTGATAAAATCCAGCGCCAGAGAACATCAAGCGCGGATTTATACAACTGCTGAAATTCGACCTCATCCATGCTGGAAAAAGCGATGCTGCGGGGATGTTTGCGAAGGGTGCCGTCCGGTAACTGGATGGCGTCATAGTGACCAGCCTCAACCGTCACCCATGCGCGGTAGGCATCGAATGATTTACACAGGCTAATCCCGTTTGTTACCCGGCGGTTTGCAATCTGTTCCAGATACTGTTCAGCCGCATCCAGTAATGCGCTTTCATTCCCGCCATATGCAGCGAGAAACTTTGCATAACCGTTTACCAGTTTGCGCTCATTGGCAGAAATGGCGCCGCCGGTGGGTTCCCAGTATTCAAACCCAAGATTAAGCAACGCGAAAAAGCGGCGATGGAATGCAGGATTCCTCACCTGACGGAACTCAGCCACCAGCACGGCGCCGAGTTTGATTTTTGATTGCAGAATATCACTGGTCTCCGGCGTTGCGGGGATCAGAATTCCAGATGACTGCTTGATGAGTTGTAATTCGTGCGCCATGGTATTCTCCGTGGCGCAGAAGGTTAACGGTTGTTCAGGCCGTTGATTTCATATTATCAGAAGGTGGTGTTACCCGGTAGCCGAGACGACGAATAAAATGCATAAAACCGTTGGGAGTAAAAACTTCTTCATCACCCAGCAAAGGACGCATAGATACCATGCCATTTACACGATAGATAAGATGCCTGCCTGATGATGGAAAGCTAAACACCACGCAGCCATCAGATCTTCTTACAATGTCATACCAGCTATCTTCTGACTTTTGCAAAGCTGAATTACTCAATTTTTGTTCTCCCTTCAGGCGATGTACAGACGCGGTTAAAAATTGTCGGCAGCAGCATCAAAGGGATACGCAAATTGCGGTATTCTGAAAAATGCGCGCCAGCATTAAGCGCAATGTTAATAAAACCAGTCGTCAGCGCTTTCCCACGTTTCCTGCAGAATGCTCTGTATACGTTTTTTATCGCCATCAGCAGCACCGACGATACTCAGACCATCCTGACTGCCTCGACGGATGGTTAAGTTGCAGTTTTCATACTGATTCTGGAGACGGGTAATTAATTCTTTTTCAAGTGCAGGAACGGCACCTTCCGGAAGCTGTTTTGTCCGGCTGATAACAAGTTCAATTCTCATAATTCCCTCTACATTTAACCACTGTATATAAACACAGTATACCTGTTAGAAAGAATATTCAAGAGGTGAATAGCACTTTTTGCAAAAGCTAGCATGTTGTTTCATATCAGATTTTAGGCGAAAAAACCCGCCGCAGCGGGTTAGTATTTGTAGCGGTTTTCCGGGGCACACGCGTATTCGTAGGTAAAACTGAGCGCCTCGTTGTCCTGCTTGTCTTTTGATTGTGCTGCAATATTCCAGTCAGACATTAGTCAGCAGTTCTCCCACGCCAGCGTTTATTACTCTTAGAGATTCGATCTGTATCAACGGATTCAACCTCCCCTTCAGAAAATCTAATGGCATTTGCTTTATTTAGTGCCGCCCTGGCATCTTCTTCGGCCTTACTGAAATGCACCTTCTTTCTTCCCCTGAAACTGCCAACGCGAATTTTGGAAGAGGTCTGCAACTTGTACTTGCTAATCCGTAACTGTGCCGCTAAATGTGCTTTTGCCTCTGTCCGGTTCGCAGGCTTCTTCTTGACTAATTCAAGGTCTAATTGGTACTGCTGCCTAGCATTTAGCTTCTTCGGCTTCATGGTGTCACCCTCAAACAAAGTCCGTTTATCATAGAATAAAAGGCCCTAAGGGCCTTGATTAATGTCTATGCCAGCCTCTCCACTTGGCACCAATTACTCTACCTCCTGCGGCGGTTCTGGTAGCTGCATCCAGTGAGTTATCTCACTACTCGGTAATATCATTATCAAACTCTATCCTGTCGGCTTCAAGCCAACGCCTTACTCTTTCCTCTTCTTCTTTCCTCTTTAGGTGCTCGGTGATATAGATATCAGCGGGGAGCGGGGGGAGTGGAGTCGAACGCGATTTTTGGTCTTCCTCGTACATAGCCCGCATTCTCTTCTCAACCTGCCAGTAGTTAATTTCCTTATACTCAATAGGCCAGTTTTCTTGTAGTTTTCTTGCAGTATCAGCAAGTTCGAATTTTAGGTACGGGTTTAGGCCAATGAAGTTACCTGCAAGGTCGTCATAAACCTCGTCTACATTTGCGATGACCGCGAACTTTTCGATGGCCTGATTTATATCCCAGCCTGAAACAAACAGCAAAAGCGCGGAAAAGGCGAGAAGTTTAACTTCGCCATCAGCACGGTCTCTTACAGATTTATTCTTAAATTCATCATAACTGCTTATGATGAAAGCGTTGAGCTGGAGTGTTTTCTCATACTCATCTTTTAGTAAGGTAGGGTCAATCAATACGCCCTGCGATGGGCTGCTGACGAACTTGGTCAGCATTGAAAGTTGTTTTCTCCAAACTTTTAAGTCTTGAAGTTTACGCAGGGTGGGCAGATGCACCAGAGTGAACTCTCGTTGGATAGCATCTTCCCATGAAAAACCGGGGATGGTGGCTTGCACTGGGCTAAATGGCGCTACGCCATTCACATACCCCCAATTGACACTTGTATTATCTGTTATGTAATGAAGCCAACTGACCTGCTCTTCAGTAAGAGACAGCTTAAACGTTGAGTCGACACGCTTCTGGAAGAACCACTTACGCATCTGCCTCATGGATTCTTGATCAAAAAAACCCTCCTGTATCCCTGCGCATACCATTTTTCTTATAACATGCGTAATCTTGGTTCTGTCGGTAGAGAAGTAAACCAGATGGTTTTTGACATCAGGTGAGATGCGCTCATCGTAGAAATCGCAAGAAGGATGGTGATTGCTTTTGTCTTTTGTGTTTCTGAACCGGAAATGTGCTCTTCTGTTAAAGCGAGCATTAGTACCGCCACGGACAAACGTTCCACCAGTTGCCTCGCATATTGGGCAGACAATATCTTCTCGCGCAAATGTGTGAATAGTATCGATAGTATGCCCTGTGAGTACAAGATATTGTTCAGGGTCAACTTCCTTTTCAAGTGACTTAGAATATGCTGTGTCAGTCATTTAAGGCTCCATTTCAGAGATGTTCAGCCAGTGTTACTGATTGATTATTATCTGTATGTTACCAAAGATCTCAGTCATAGATATGGGGCCACTGGTTGCGAAACGAGTCTTAAAGCCAGATATTTCAATTTTTCTTGCTATCTACTCTGTATCATAGTCTGGGACTGTTAATCGAATACGTTCGTCATCTCTTACCAGTCCCAGGCTAGCATCCCCTCCACTAGCTCGGCGTCACGGTCAAAATGAACCACGTCGTATCACGCTTTCAACGCACAGGTATCTGGCGTGATTGGCCCTTCGTGGAAGTGGTTCATTCAGCCTTCCACTTGATGCCAGCAGCGGCCAATGCTTTTGCTTTGGCGCATACCGGGCAATAGAGCTCGCCTTTATGCAGCACCCAGCCGTTATTAAGCGAATCATCTTTAAGAAATTTCAGCGCTATGGAAACACTCTTAACACTTTCACGTGCTGACGTTATTGAACCGGCGTTCTGGCTAGAGAAACAGCCATCAATATCACCGAGACCCTCACAGCGCACTTCCATGAAAATAGCCATTACATGTCCTCCACACTGAATCCAGCCAGACGAACCTGCCGCTTAGCGAGCGTAATGGCTTCTTCATACGCTTTCTCTTGCTCGGTCCAGTAGCCGTTTGTTTTCGGCAGCAACACGGGTTTAGATAGCTTGGACTCCAGTTCTGCTATGCGCTTCTCAGAATCGGCCAACGCTGCAATAAGCTGGTCGGTGTACTGCTCGACGGCTTCCGCTATAGCGCGAAGCTCTGCGCTATTAGCTTCAATGATGAGACGAGAAAGCCTGTGTTGGTTTGCGTGTTTATCGGCACCCAGTAGCGCCTGTTTGTCGATGTTGCTCATTGGGCTCCCCCCTTGTTGATGCTCATTTTGGATGCTCCATAAACCTGCATTACCTGGCTTTTCTCCAGTGCCGGTAGCGCTGAAAATCCGGTTGTCTTGTTGCAGCTATAACGCTTCAGGTCATAATCAATTACTGCCCGCTGGTCACGAAAAACGCCGCACCGCCCGTGGCGGATGAAACCTCCGCGCACTGACGCGATCTGCAGATATTTCTCCGCCGTGGTTCGGTGCACGCCGAACATCGCAACGACGTCGTTCGTCGTGATGCGCCCCTGCTCTTTCACCAGACCGATAATCCGCTCAAGAATAATCATCCGTTCGCTGTGTGTTTTAGGTCGGGCCATTTTTAACCCCTTATTTCACAATCCGGAGGTGGCTAACGTTTTTCCGGTAGCTTCCCCAGTCAAAATTCACCCACATCCCTCCGTCCATCTGGAGGCGATCGATAACCCTCGCGCCCAGTGAATCCAACAGCCCCTCGTGGTTAAGATTCGTCAGAACGCCAACAGGTCGCATCGATGAGAGACGGCGATCGATAACCTGATTGAGAATGACCTTCTCACCACTGCTCCCGCGCTGAATACCGACTTCATCCAGTACCAGCAGGTCAACTTTGCAAAGGTCATCAAGCAGGGACGCTTCTGATTGCCCACCGTCGTAGCACTCACGAACCCTGAGCATCAGGTCAGGAATGGTTACCACCAGAACGCTATGACCGCCGGCCAGCAGATGATTTCCGATTGCCGCCGCAAGATGGTTTTTCCCGGTTCCCGGACCACCGCTGAACACAAAGCTCGCAAATCCGGCGCCAAAGTTCTGCGCATAGCTCTTAGCCATCGTGAAAGCCTTACGCTGGCCATCGCCGTTAACTTCGTAATTGGCGAACGTGCAACCGCGGTGTAAATCCTGAATTCCGGAACGTCCGAAAATTTTCTCAGTACGGGCTTTCTGGTTCAGTATTTCCAGTTCCTCGCAACGTTTTCGGCCTTCGGACTCCTGCCAGGATCGCCACTCTTCGACGGTGGAAAACTTCGGCTGAACCGTGGGCGGGATGATTTTTTTCAGGCGCTCAAGCGCACCGCCAGAACTAACAATATTTTTCATCGTTACCCCCTGAAACCCGTTGGTATTTTTTTGTCAGGCTGCGAAATTTGATTCACGTCCCGGCCAGATTTGCGCCCCTGATAGCCCGAATTAGGTTTGAATAGTCCCTGGTAGCCGTTGGCAATGCTTGTGTTGATGACGTTTACCGGATCGTGGCCTTCATCCAGGCACTCCTTCAGAAGCCTGAAAGCTTTTGTTACCGTCAGTTCGGTTTTTATGGGCTTTCCGGATTGCTGGCGGTAGGTGACCCATTCGTTCCACGACGCAGCATTCAGCCATTCGGGAACAGGAATACTCAACGGATCAAACTTCACTTTTCCCTTAGGGGGATTAAAGGGGGTTAGATCTTTTATATTTGTCTTTGGAATAATGTCTTTGGTGTTCCCTGTTTTCGGGGATGCCCTTCCCTCTTTTCGGGGATAACTATCCCCGTTTTCAGGGATGGCTGAATGGGGTAAAATGCTATCCCTGTTTTCAGGGATAACTATCCCTGTTTTCGGGGATGCCCTTCCCCCTTTTCGGGGATAACTATCCCTGGTTTCGGGTACAGAAATAATCCATGTGGCAATTTCATCATCAGGAAAAGACACCGGACATTTTGAGCAATGTGGCTTGGAATAAGCCCATTTATCCAGGTTTGTATTAATCCCTATGTATCTTGTTTGACCAATACGGCGCAGGATAATGATGTTACGATAGGCAAGACTCAGCACCGCTTCGGATACGTGCTTTACCTTCAGTGTTGTCTTATCTGCAATGAGGCTGTTGGCAATACGATCTGATTTTTTCGACCAGCCATAAGTCAGCCGGATAATCGCATTCAAAACACGGAACTCACGCCCCGATAGTTCAACGATACACAAGGCGTCCTGGATCTGATTAGCTAAACGTAAATAGCCATTTTCCAGATCAGCCATACGGCACTCCTGTTGCGTCGGTACCGGCGCAGGGAATTTGTATATTTCAGCGGTATTTGACATACTCATCTCCGCAATTACCTACCGTTTTTGCACCAGAAAGCCGTTGGTGACCCCTCACCGCGGCTTTCGCCTTTTTGGTTGCTGCCATTTTCAGTCCCACCCCAGCGCATCCGGCCTGGCTCGTTCAGCCTTTAGCCCGGCATCAGCGAGAATCTCTACGGCTGTGAGATAGTTTCTGGATACCAGTACCGCCTCCGGTGGCGCGGCCTGAATCCCAAGAAAAGCCAGCTCTTTCGCCATGTTGCAGAAATATCCCTCAGCTTTACGCCTGCTGACTGTCGACTCGCTGATGCCCATATGCTCGGCGTATGATTTCTGCCCTACTGATGCAAGTCGGTTGAGCAGGACACTCTCTATCTCAATCGGGTTGATTTCTGGTGGGTCTAACTTTCGTGCAATTGCGTTCTCCATGGGTAAATATCCTCTATGGTTATTTGGCTGATGCCTCTTGGCTTGGTAAGCCATCTGTTGGGTTTGGATACATGTCAGGGCGAAGTTCGTGTGGGGTGATGCCAGTTACATGAAAAATGGGGAAAACTCGGCCTTTAGGTACAACACCACCGTAACGTTTTTTCCAGTGACTAATTGTCATTGACGAAACACCGAGCTTTTCTGCCAGCTTTGAAGAATTGCCGGCAACTTGTATGGCTTTTTCTAATGCGTTCATAAACCACTCCTTAGAAGTTACAAACAAAATTAAACATTATGTTTAGTTTAAAGTCAACATTATGAATGTTGAGGAGATAAACTTTTAGTTTAGAATTTCGATATATGAGAAAAAACACACACCAAACTGACAATCCGCAGGTTCGGCGGTTAAATGAGATCATTGAGAAGAAGCGCATATCCAAAGCGGATATAGCGAGGATCTGTGGTGTGAGCGCTCAATCGGTCAACAACTGGTTTGTCAGGGGAGCAATAGGTAAAAGCTCTGCAATAAAACTTGCCGATGCGCTTGGCGTTAGCCTGGAATGGGTTTTAGGACAAGACGTGGATGCCAAAGATGGTTTGAGGCACGACGAACGGAGACTGTTGGAACTCTACAACCAACTACCAAATGAAGAAGAGCAACAGAACATGTTGCGGATCGTCTCCCTGCGCCTGAAGGAACTAGACGAGCTGTACGCGAAGTATATGGGGCGGCGGATTAAGGGTGATGCGGAGTAATACGCCACAGATCTACAGGAAGCACGGTTGAGGGTTTAACATATGGAAAGAATTTCTTTTTTATACGTATCTCAAATCTTTCCCGGAAAGATAGCCCGCTCGCTGAACTACCCGCAGCCATGGATAAAGCCAGATGAGCAATCAGGTAAAATTAGCATTGATGTTTCTTTTGGTTTGATCATCAGAACCAAAGTAAATTATCGCGTTGATGTCGATTTATTTTATGGCGATCAAAGGGTTGAATTTGGAAGCAATCAGTCTCTTCAAACAGACCCTATCGTTGCGGGTACAACTTCTGGCAATGAATCTGTAAGCATTGAAAATATGTCAATTATGAATATTCACGCTGAAAATGAAGGGGTTTACAGAGTAACCTTATCCCTCCACGTGGTTGACGACAATGAAAGTAGTCGAATGATTCATAATAGCGAGTGTTTTTTCTATTTATCAAAAGAATGGAAGCTTTGACATGTCACGATCAGCTTTTGTTATGCGAGAAGCTAAAGTTGCCAACGAAGAATACGGCGTGCATAATCCGAACCATGGTTATGGTGGCGGTGACGGCGGTGGAGGCAGCATGACGGAGCGACTAGAACGACTCGAAAAAAAAGTCGACTCGATTGAGTCAACTTTGTCACGGCTTAATGAAACCCTTACACGCATCGATAATAAATTTGAACGTGTAGACGACCGATTCAACGCAATCGACAAACGATTTGATGAAGTCGACAAGCGTTTTGACGCCGTCAATAAATCTCTTTCAGAAAAAATTAATACCTCAGTAAAACTCACTGAAGCAAACACGAAAACGACCGTAGCAGAAGCCAAACTAGCAATAATTTTAGCCATTCCTGCCATAATTGGTGCTGTATATACAGCATATAAACTACTTACCAAACAGTAGAGAACCCGGCCACCGAGCCGGGTTTTTTATTGCCCTTTCCTCACCATAGCAGCCGCGTCCCGCAATACACCTTTGTGAATAACGTTCCCGACTCTCCTCCGCTTCTCCTCCAGACGTTCAACGATCGCATCACGGTTAATCACTACGCCGTCGATTATCAATTCGACCACAGCGCCGCCAATCTCACCCGCAATGAATGCCGCACGGTCTTCTTCCAGCTCGTCACGATCCATAGCTAACCCTCTTTGATGATTTTATGACCATATGAAACCTTAAAATACATACTACCCACACCACCCCCTCCCAACAAATAAACAATTTGTTTATATAAAAACACTCATTATGTTGACACACTAATAAACATTGTGTTTAATTAATCCATAGCAACAACGAACCACCCAGGCAGGACGCCCACGAAGTAGCCGTCCGGGGCATACGAAGACCGGAATGAGGTGGAAAAGTTAACGCGCAGAAGGTGATAAACGTTCCGCTGGCCGGCGATAAGGCAAACGAGGGTGAGAATGATTGATTTCGCACGTAAACCAGCTCGACAGCAGGCCGTCCCGCTCAACCGGATTGAGGTTTTAATCCGCCGCCTCTGCTACCTGCTGGCGCAGAAAGGAGATCCGGATGCTTAAACAATGCGGTTACTGCCGCAAATCCATTGATGAAGGCAAAGAAGTAAAAAACACCCTTCTCTATCTCAACGGCTCGCAACTGGCGCGCAAAGAAAAGGAATATTGTTCCAGGCAGTGCGCTGAATACGACCAGATGGCGCACGAAAGTTAAATAGTAGTTCCGAAATATGAAATGAAAGATTCGCCATTAATTTGGCGTGGCTTCCTACACCCTGAATTTAAGACTGGAGAACTTATGGAAATCGTAAAAATCGAAATGAACCTGAAAGCAGTTAATAAGAGCATTGCTTTATTCAATTGCGAAAAGAAAGTCTCAGGCGTTATTCACTCAAATTCAACTGGCGAAACTACTGTGATTCTCGACGGTGGATATGTACTCGGAAAGTTCGACTGTCCTCATTGTGCTGTAGAAGCCATTTCGCTGCTCACAGTCAAGGTAAGTGATGGAGAACAAGCAGGGTTTGGTAATTACCGAAGTTACAAGCTTGATTACTCAGAAAAATTTTATCAGACCATCCATTAAGAAAACGCCCACCGAAGCGGGCGTGCCCTGTCCGGTCCAACCGACCAAAGCGAACCGGACCTAACAACCAGATATATCGGGGTGCTGTTAAGGCACCTCCATTCTACACGAATTGAGGACAAAACAATGAGTGGAACTAATCCTGTATTTTTAGTCCGCAAAGCAAAGAAATCATCAGGCCAGAAAGACGCTGTACTCTGGTGCAGTGATGATTTTGAAGCGGCAAATGCAACACTGGATTATCTTCTGATTAAATCCGGTGCGAAGCTGAAAGATTATTTCAAAGCTGTCGCTACTAATTTCCCTGTCGTTAACGAGCTGCCGCCGGAAGGCGAACTGAGCCTCACTTTCTGCGATTACTATCAACTCGCTAAAGACAATATGACCTGGACGCAAATCCCCGGCGTCACCCTGCCATCATCTGAAGCCGCCGCCGCGGCGCGCCAGCATATCGTCGATGGTGTTGATACCGAAACAGGCGAAGTGCTGGAAGACCACACCGAAAATTTTGGTAACGAAAGCAACAGCCCTGCCCAGGCAACAGCCCCAGCCCCCGAGCTGACTGTTGTCGCAACTATGCCTCTCCGTCACCGCGTTCTTGCTCAGTACATAGGTGAAGGTGAGTATCTTTATCACGTCGACGCCTCCCAGAAAAAAGAAATTCTGCGTCTCGAAATGGACACCGATAATTCATATGTCCAGAACCTGCTGCTTGCCGCCGAGAATGTTGAAGCGTTCAAGAAAGCCATTGAACATGACATTCACAAAATAGTGAATGCCGTTAAAAAAGTATTCCCTGTCGATGGAAAAACTCCTGAACTGGCGACTGTTATCCAGTTCCTTAAAACATGGTTCGAGACGGAGCATATCGATCGCGGTTTGCTCGTTAAGGAGTGGGCGAAAGGCAACCGTGTATCGGCTATTCAACGCACTGAAAGCGGCGCCAACGCTGGCGGTGGCAATAAGACTGACCGTAACCCTGATTACGAACACACTCTCGATACTCTGGACGTAGAGATTGCAATGGCCACTTTGCCTATGGACTTTAATATCTATGAGCTACCTGGCAGCGTTTACCGTCGCGCAAAAGAAATCGTAAAGAAAAAGGAAAGTCCATTCAAAGAATGGTCCGCAGCACTTCGCGCAACGCCCGGTATCCTGGATTATTCCCGCGCCGCTATTTTCGCGCTGATCCGAAGCGCACACCCTGAGTTTTATCACTACCCCGGACGCCTTCAGGGGTATATCAACGCCAACTTAACGGAGACTGATCACGAGAACCCCACCGAGGAAGCTCTCACGGCTGCCCGACACACTCCGGAAAAAGACGCGGTAGAAGAAGCCAACCGACAGCTTGCCGCCGCGCGCGGTGAATATGTGGAAGGCATCAGCGACCCGAACGACCCAAAATGGGTGAAGACCGGGACAAGCCAGCCGACCACCGAACCTGAACTGGTTAAAAATGTTGGCAACGGTATTTTCGACGTGTCCGCTTTAATGCAGAACTCATCAACTCATGGCACAGAAACGAATCCGGAGACCACCAGCAATGTGCAGGTTCAAAAAGCTGACAGTGATGAAAAACAGGCTGGTGATGCGGTGCAGGCAGGCGAAGGCGATCTGGGTACTGGTAAAGAAGCAGTTACCGTAGAGAACCAGAATCAGGCTGAGACGCACCAGAACAACGATTCTGTGAGCCAATCTGAACCTGAGGCGCAACAAAACGTACCGGAATCGCAACAAGAAGAGCCAGAAGCAGCCTGGCCGGAATACTTCGAGCCGGGCCGCTATGAAGGTGTACCAAACGAGGTTTACCACGCCGCCAACGGGATCAGCTCAACTCAGGTGAAAGATGCTCGCATGTCGCTGATGTACTTTAACGCGCGTCACGTAGAGAAGACTATCGTCAAAGAGCGCTCTCCAGTGCTTGATATGGGCAACCTGGTACATGCTCTGGCTCTACAGCCGGAAAACCTCGAAGCGGAGTTCAGCGTAGAGCCGGAGATCCCTGAGGGTGCTTTCACCACCACCGCCACCCTGCGCGAGTTCATCGACGCGCACAACGCCAGCCTGCCAGCGCTGCTGAGTGCTGACGATATCAAAGCGCTGCTGGAAGAGTACAACGCCACCCTGCCGTCGCAGATGCCGCTTGGAGCTTCGGTAGATGAAACCTATGCATCGTATGAGCAGCTTCCCGAAGAATTCCAGCGCATTGAAAACGGCACCAAACATACAGCCACGGCGATGAAAGCCTGCATCAAAGAGTACAACGCCACCCTGCCCGCGCCGGTTAAAACCAGCTGCAGCCGTGACGCGCTGCTGGAGCAACTGGCAATAATCAACCCTGACCTGGTCGCTCAGGAAGCGCAAAAATCGTCGCCGTTGAAAGTCTCTGGCACGAAGGCCGATCTGATTCAGGCCGTGAAATCAGTCAACCCGGCAGCGGTATTCGCCGACGAATTGCTGGATGCGTGGCGGGAGAACACCGAAGGGAAAGTGCTGGTCACCCGCCAACAGCTCAGCACCGCTCTGAACATTCAGAAAGCCCTGCTGGAGCACCCGACCGCCGGCAAATTGCTGACTCACCCAAGCCGCGCTGTCGAGGTTAGCTATTTTGGGATTGATGAGGAAACCGGGTTGGAAGTTCGGGTACGCCCTGACCTTGAGCTCGATATGGGCGGCCTGCGCATTGGCGCCGACCTGAAAACTATCAGCATGTGGAACATCAAGCAGGAAGGCCTGCGTGCGAAGTTGCACCGGGAAATCATCGATCGGGACTATCACCTGAGCGCGGCCATGTACTGCGAAACTGCGGCGCTGGACCAGTTTTTCTGGATTTTCGTCAACAAAGACGAGAACTACCACTGGGTCGCCATCATTGAGGCGTCTACCGAGTTGCTGGAACTTGGCATGCTGGAATACCGCAAAACAATGCGAGCGATAGCAAACGGCTTCGACACTGGTGAATGGCCAGCGCCTATCACAGAAGACTACACCGACGAACTGAACGATTTTGATGTGCGCCGCCTTGAAGCGTTGCGCGTACAGGCATAAGGGGAAAATCATGGAAAACACAAATATTGTTACCACTGAGCAGCAGGCACCAAACACCATTTCTGCCAGTAACGCAATTTTTAACGTTCAGGCACTGGGTCAGTTAACAGCTTTCGCTAACCTGATGGCAGACTCACAGGTGACGGTACCGGCACACCTTGCAGGGAAACCAGCCGACTGTATGGCTATCGTCATGCAGGCTATGCAATGGGGCATGAACCCTTACGCTGTGGCTCAGAAAACACACCTGGTTAACGGTGTTCTTGGTTACGAGGCACAACTGGTCAACGCAGTAATCGCAAGCTCCAGTGCCATTCATGGCCGTTTTCATTACCGCTATGGGGGTGACTGGGAGCGCTGCACCAGGACACAGGAAATCACACGCGATAAAAACGGTAAAAATGGGAAGTACACCGTCACTGAACGCGTTCGTGGCTGGACGGATGAGGACGAGATCGGCCTGTTCGTTCAGGTTGGTGCCATTCTGCGAGGTGAATCTGAAATCACCTGGGGAGAACCTCTTTACCTCTCCGGCGTTGTTACCCGCAATTCTCCGCTATGGGTTTCAAACCCTAAACAGCAAATTGCCTATCTGGGCGTTAAATATTGGGCTCGCCTGTACTGCCCGGAAGTGATCCTCGGCGTGTACAGCCCTGATGAGGTTGAGCAACGAGAAGAACGCGAGATTAACCCTGCTCCAGTCCAGCGCATGAGCGTACAGGAAATCACCAGCGAGGTTAGCACCAGGACCAGCGCGCAGGAGTCGGCAGCTAACGTTGATGCTGTTGCCGACGATCTTCGCGAACGCATTGATACAGCAAGTTCCGTTGATCAGGCAAAAGCAATCCGTGCGGATATCGAATCACAGAAAGCGTTGCTGGGTACTGCGCTGTTCACCGAATTAAAAAACAAAGCAGTGAAGCGCTATTACCAGGTCGATGCACAGAACAAAGTCGAGGCAGTGATCAACTTAATTCCAAACCCTGGCGAACCGGAAGCCGCAGAGATGTTTGCTAAAGCTGAAAGCACGCTTGGCGCTGCTAAACGTCATCTTGGCGACGAACTGCACGATAAGTACCGCGTCACCCTGGACGATATGAAACCGGAATACATCGGCTAATTGCATCGGGAGGGGTTACGCCCTCCCGCCTGAGGAGGTTTTATGCGCCTTATAAATCGCAGTAAGCAATCGCCATTGGGCCGTCGCGCATGTGATGTTGCACTGGCAGCGCATCATGAGAAGTTCGGCGATTACGGCAGACAAAAGCACGTTACCAATTACACCGTTGTAGTGGATGGCGTAAAGGTTCCTGTCGAAGTAGTTAACCGGGCCACCAGCTACGTAGCCACCGCAATGATCGGCGTCCGGAAACTTAGAAATCTGCCAGCACAGGCAAACTGAATATTAGCGATGGCCCGCTGCGGGGCCACTGGAGAAAACGATGAGCAACATTATCCAACTGACGCCAAACAAGTGGGTTAGCGAAAAAGTTCTGATTGCGGTTACCGGGCTTAAGCCCGGAACCATTACCCGCGCCAGAAAAGAATCCTGGATGCTGGGCCGCGAGTACCTGCACATTTCACCAGACGGAAATCCGAAGCCTTCGAGCGAATGCATATACAACAGAGAAGCCGTTGATCAGTGGATCGAGGCGCAGAAAAAAAATCAACCAGGTGCGAAGACAACATGAAAAGCAGTACACTCGTCAATGCTCCTGGACGTCAGGAGGGATTAATGGCTAATGCATCATACCCGACAGGCGTCGAAAACCACGGCGGTTCGCTCCGCATCTGGTTTCTGTATAAAGGTAAACGTGTCAGGGAAAACCTTGGTATCCCTGACACTGCAAAAAATCGCAAGATAGCTGGCGAACTGCGTTCTTCGGTTTGTTTTGCGATAAGGATGGGGAATTTTAACTATGTGGAAAAATTCCCAAACTCACCGAACCTTGCCCGGTTCGGTCAGGATAGAAAGGAAATTACTGTGCTGGAGCTTACCGAAAGATGGTCCGAGTTGAAGAGAATGGAGATCAGCTCTAATACCATGAGTAGGTACGAATCTATCATAAAAAACATGCTTCCACTCATCGGCGAAAACAAAATGGTTTCTGCGGTGACTATTGAGGATTTGCTGTATGTCAGGAAGGAGTTGCTGACGGGCTTTCAGGTAATGAAGAAGGATCACCGGACTCAGGTTAAAGGCCGGAAATCGTCCACAGTGAATAATTACATGATGCTGATGGCCGAGATCTTCCAGTTTGGAACAGATAACGGCTATGCAAAGGAAAACCCGTTTAGCGGAATTAACCGTCTCAAGAAAGCGAAAGGGGAACCAGATCCACTCACGACAGACGAGTTCATCAGGTTTATCCAGGCATGCGGCCACCAGCAGATGAGAAATCTCTGGTCACTGGCAGTCTATACCGGAATGAGGCATGGGGAGTTGTGCGGTCTGGCCTGGGAAGATATCGATCTGCATGCCGGGACGATCATTGTGAAGCGCAACCTTACCCAGACGGATGAGTTCACCCTGCCAAAAACCGACGCAGGTACTGACAGGGTGATATATCTCATTCAACCAGCTATTGATGCCCTGAGGAATCAGGCCCAGTTGACACGCCTTGGCCGGCAGTTTGAGGTTGAAGTGAAGTTGCGGGAATATGGACAATCTGTCATTCAGCCCTGCACGTTCGTATTCAGCCCTCAATGCGTCAAACGTGGACCTCGCACAGGATATCACTACGCGGTTAATTCCATTAATAAAATTTGGGCCCCGATAATCAAGCGTGCCGGCATTCGTTACCGTAACGCGTATCAGTCACGACATACCTATGCATGCTGGTCATTATCAGCTGGTGCTAACCCAAACTTTATAGCAACGCAGATGGGGCATACCGATGCACAGATGGTTTACAAGGTGTATGGAAAGTGGATGTCAGAGAAGAGCGCAGAACAGGTTTCTCTGCTCAACCAGGCACTTTCCCGCTATGCCCCATCACTGCCCCAAAGCATGGTAGCAGCGCAGTAGAAATCCTTAAATTCAAGGGGTTAGCAGTCGCATCGCTACATTTTTATAACATGGGGCACGAAATGCGCTCGACCCTAAAGACAGCTTATGGTGTGATCGGGGTTCAATAAATCGCTAAACAAGGTATACTCCAGCGGTTTTCTTAGTTGTTTATTGTACTAAACGCTCCCGTGAGAGGACGCAACAGCGCACCTATGACACAATTCGCTTCTCCTGTTCTGCACTCGTTGCTGGATACAGATGCTTATAAGTTGCATATGCAGCAAGCCGTTTTTCACCACTACTATGATGTGCAGGTAGCGGCTGAGTTTCGTTGCCGTGGCGACGACCTGCTGGGTATTTATGCCGATGCTATTCGCGAGCAGGTGGACGCGATGCAGCACCTGCGCCTCCAGGAGGACGAGTTCCAGTGGCTCTCCGGCCTGCCCTTTTTTAAACCGGATTATCTGAACTGGTTACGCGAGTTTCGCTATAACCCAGATCAAGTCTGTGTCACCAACGATAACGGCAAGCTGCATATTCGCTTAACCGGCCCGTGGCGTGAAGTCATTATGTGGGAAGTGCCGCTGCTGGCCGTGATCAGTGAGCTGGTTCATCACTACCGCTCGCCAAACGCGGGCGTTGATCAGGCGCTCGACGCGCTGGAAAGTAAGCTGGTTGATTTCACTGCGTTAACCGCCGATCTCGATATGTCCCGCTTCCACCTGATGGACTTCGGCACCCGCCGCCGTTTCTCTCGTGAAGTGCAGCAGGCGATAGTTAAACGTCTCCAGCAGGAGTCATGGTTCGTCGGCACCAGCAACTATGATCTCGCGCGTCGCCTGGCGCTGACGCCGATGGGCACTCAGGCGCACGAATGGTTCCAGGCGCATCAACAAATCAGTCCGGACCTGGCGACTAGCCAGCGTGCCGCGTTGGCCGCCTGGCTTAACGAATATCCGGACCAGCTTGGTATCGCCTTGACAGATTGCATTACAATGGATGCGTTTTTACGCGATTTCGGCATTGAATTCGCCAGCCGTTATCAGGGGTTACGCCACGACTCAGGAGACCCTGTCGCATGGGGCGAAAAGGCGATTGCCCATTATGAAAAGCTGGGGATTGATCCGCTGACAAAAACGCTGGTCTTTTCAGATAACCTTGATCTGCAAAAGGCGGTCGAGCTCTATCGCCATTTCGCCTCTCGCGTGCAGTTAAGCTTCGGCATCGGTACCCGCCTGACCTGCGATATCCCTCAGGTAAAACCGCTCAATATTGTGATTAAACTCGTGGAATGTAACGGAAAGCCGGTGGCTAAACTTTCCGACAGCCCCGGTAAAACGATCTGTCATGATAAAGCGTTTGTGCGCGCGCTGCGTAAAGCGTTCGATCTCCCGCAAATCCGCAAAGCCAGTTAA